TCTAAGTATGTCATCTGCTTTTAGCCTTTGCTTTGTTCCTTGCGGATATAGCTTTAGCTTTTGCCTTTGCGTCAGCTTTTGAGGATGCACCCCATGCTTTTAGCGAAAGAAGCAGTCTTGTCGGTTCACCATCCTTGTACTCAGCACCAGCCATATTGCCCATGCGAGCCAAGAAACTTGCTCTGCGAGGGTTATCCCCCGACTTTACTGGTGCTTTCAAATTGCCACCAGTTTCTGCATTATAAGATGCTCTCCCCTTGGCATTCAACCCCCCTTTGGCATTTTGTCCTTCTTTTCTTTGCCATGCTGGTGTTTTAAGCATCTAAATTCTCCAAAACTGCTTTACAAAGTTTATAAAAATCATCTTGGCTAAGATTGGTTTTTGCAATATTTGCTATTCTGCAAACAAGTTGTACGTTCCCAACAATATATCCAATGGAGGAATCAATCCTATCTATACTGCAATTTGTCTGAACTACCCCATTTGCAAGTTCCATTGTCATTTGCCATCCTGTTAAGGCACAATTGCCATTTTGGGAGTACCACAACAATTCCAACGCATCTAAAGAAATTACTTCATTTCCTTTTTTCCGTTGCAATGCTTTTGATCTTAAATACTGTAAGTATGTACGCACAGACTTGGTACGTTTAAAAGCATGGTATTGGAGTTTTTCTTCACCCCAAGTACGTTTGTGATAAGAAACCTGCTTAACAGAAATACATTTTTTACACCACGAGTTGTACTTTGGTGATCCATCAACTTTTTTCCCTGTTGTATAAAACAAGTCTAAAGTTTTTGTAACACCACAGTTAGTACATTCTTTGATTGTATTTTTTAACGTATCCATTTGGAGCGTTGCCAAGATGGAGTTTTCATCACTTCCCCTTTTTAGGTTTTTTTGCAGTCTTTGCCGCTTGTTTGAAGTCAGCGGCTGTAGGTGCATTCTTAGAACCCACCTTGTTCATCTTCTCGCCAGACCCTTCGGCTATTCTTTTTCTCTTAGCCAAGATATTGGCATAAAGTCCCTGCTTCATTTCATCTTCTTCTTTTTAGGCTTAGACATACCAGCCTCAGACAAAGCAATAGCAACTGCCTGTTTAGGATTGGTCACAACCTTGCCGCCTTTACCAGAGTGCAAAGTACCCTCTTTGAATTCACCCATGACTTTCTTAATCTTTTTCTGAGGTTTAGTCATTTTCATAGGGTTTCTCCTTAGTACATGATCTTGGCAGTGATTGTTCCAGTTACAAAAACAGTGCAGTTTGCTCGTAAATACTTAGGAGCATTTTGGACAGTAATAATGCCGTTAGCAGTCAGAGCAGTGCCAATGGTTGACCAGTTTGTACCATCAAGGCTACCTTGCAGTGCAACAGTAGCTGATGTAATACCTGAAACTTGCAAAAATGCTGGTTGACCAGTATCGACTTGTACAGCTTTAGATTCTCCAGTTGCGACAACAGCATTTAGGAGTGTGATTGGTGCGGTTAAAGATGACATTATTTACCTCTTGAGGATTTCTTCATCATGTTGGTAGCAGTTCTGCCACCACGCATAGGCATACCTTTGGGTTTTCCAATAGCAACCATGATGGTCACAGGAACACCCTTTTTCTTGCCGTATTCTTTTGCTTCTTTCTCCCCTTTTTCAGAGTAGGGAAACTTCTTTTTTCCAACCATAGGCATAGTGTTCTCCTTATTTCCAGAGTCGATCAGCAATAAAGGTAATGATGCCGCCCATGAATGAAGCGATAGTCATACCCATCCAAAAACCACCTTTGCCTTTGTTGGCGAGTTCCAACAAGGATTTTACATCTGCACTTAACTGGTGCATCTCCTTTTGGAGTGCCTCTACTTGAGCCTCTAATTTGCCAAAGTCTCTTGCGTCAATATCAGACATTTATAACCTTTCTGGGTCTACCCATACGCTTGATTGTTGGGATAACAGGCGCACGAAAGGCGGTATCTGTTCTAACTTCTGATTCTACAGATTCTTTGGTTACTTCTGCCTCATCAATCCTCACATAACCTTGATGCCCAATCATTGACGCAATGTCATGGGGCAAGGTAAAGGTCACAGTGTTACCCGATTGAAGACAGCGAAAAGTAGCCATAAAACCCCTCAAATGAGAAAGGGGGGACTAGCCCCCCTATCCTTACACCATGCGAACCACAACGATTTTCATTGTTGCAGATGCCAAGTCTGCTGTAGAACCTGACTCGTTTTGAATGCGGAACTTGACGGTATTGGCGGCACTGACATAGCCAGTAACTGTCAAACCAACCAAATCCACACCCAAAGATGCACCAATAACCATGTCACCCAAGGCGACACCAGCAACTGTTACATCATCTGTTTCACCAGCGCCATCGACTAATGAACCAGCATTTAAGGTACAAGTAACTGCCCAAGTATCAGAGAACAAACCCCGAAACTGGTCATTACCTCTGCGTGAAACTACTGCTGAAGCGGTTGCCATTTTGATTTCTCCTAATTAGGTTAAAAAAGTCCCCCTACCCCTATTGCTAGAAGTAGGAGGGACAACTGCAATTAGGCTGGAACTGCCAAAGCAAAGGCAGATGAGGACAATGCCGCACCAGTGGTAGCTGCCGCACGAACTGCCTTCACTCCATACAGAGTGTCAGATGTGAACAGTGTGGCAAGGTACTCTTGCTTGTACTGGACTTGTGAACGCACAGCAATTTGCTCAACCAGAACCATTGAATCCTTGTGACCCATCAAGCAAATACGGTCTGTGGTGGAGTTACCAGCCGCAGTGTCAGCATTGCTTGTTGTGAATACAGGGATACCGTAGAGGTTGCCAATTTCACCATTGCGGATTGCGTTTCCATCACCCACAAATGCTTGCTCGGTATAGCGAGACAAGCCCATCAAAGTATTGCGACTTGATGGAGGGATGATGAAGAAACGACCGTCCATTGGGGTGTCGTTGTCATCCAAACGCTGAATAGTTCTGCGAATGGCGGCATCTGTCAATGCGGCGGCATTGGAAGTTGAACTGTTGTAGACAGTTGTACCATCCGAGCCAACAAAGGCTTTGGTGGATGCGGTGGCAGTAGCGTAATCGTTTGTACCAACGGTAGCACCGTTGAACGCACGACCCAACTGAATCAAGTCGGTATCAACTTGTTTTGCCAAGGAATAGCCAGCGTCTGAGGTGTAGAAGTTACGCAAGCTGTTCAAGGCTTGGGCTTCAACGATGTCCTCAATCAGACGAGAATATTCGTAGTGCTTGTTGATTGACACTTGAACTTCTGTCTCTGTGGCGGCAATCAAAGTGACTGCTGTTTCAGCGGCTTTCAATGAAGCTGTACCACGGGTAGGTGCAGGGATGTGAACCACATCACCCTTCTTACCTTTGAAGTTCATCTTCATTACTAGGTTTGCCAAAACCAAGTTTTTCTTGTAAGCCGCAATAATTTCATCACTCCAAATTTCGGGGATGAATGTTGCGGATGTGGTGGTAGTAACTGAGTTACTGGGGTTAAATGCTGTTGCCATGTTAAATCTCCAAAAAACGATTAGTTAAGTCATTTGACTCTACCCTCGGAATACGCTTGGTAAATTTCATCACTCAAGGCTTCGTAACGAGCAGGGTCAGTCATCTTCAGCCGAATTAGATCAGCCCTTCGGTAAACTCTTTTTCCAGATTCCCCTGTACCACCCACATCAACACTTGCGGCTTTAAGGCTAGTCTTACGCTGAGTTTCCCCTGCGTCAGATGTCTGCTTTGCCTTAACACCTTTCAACTGTTTGTAAGTGGTCAACAATTCGTTAGCACTGTCGTAATCGAATTCACCATCAGCTTTTGCGTACAGACCTATGCGAACAGGTGAAGATTTCACCCAATCCACAAAGTCTGAGTCTTGAACAATCTGACCGAAATCAGGGTGTTCTTGCGCCAGCTTTTGCTGAATCTGCATCTTTTTGAAGTCTTGACTGGCTTGTCTAGCCGCCAAAACATCAGGATGGTTATCAACAGTTTTACGAACCGCCTCTTTAGGATTCTCAAAAAAGTCTACTTCTGGCTCTTTTTCAATAGTCTCTTGTTTAGACGACAGATTTTGCTTAATCAGTTCATCTGCCAGTTTGCGAACCTCTGCAACCTCATTGCCTTGGCGAGAAATGACTTTCTCAGCCTCTTGGTGCATCTTGACCACTTCTTCAAGGGTTTTTTGCCTGTATTTCTCGGGCAAGTCCTGAAGTTCAGTCTGTTGCTTCTTGCTCTCAACTGCTTCTAACTCACTTAGCGTCTGGTCATCATTGTCAACAATCGACATATTTTTTCCTTTTCCTGCCGTAAATCGGTTTTAGGACATTAAACTCGGCATTTCTGCTTATGAGTTTTGCTTGCGTTCAGACTTTAGTTTGTCAAGATGGCTTTTCTCGAACCTTCCATGCGCTGATGGAAATGCTCCAGACCACCCCTCCAACCTAAAGGCTGGCGCACTGAGTATGCGGTTGGCTGTTTCTCCGCATTCGCACCTAAAACTCTGCGTCTCATAATCACAGAGTCTTTCGGTTTTATGCCCGTTTTCACAGGCAAATTCATACATTCTTTTCATTCAATTCCTCGTAGGCTCGTTCGCTGACTTCTTTCAAAGTTTTCAGCCAAGTCAAGATGGAAAGTTCTCCTTTGCGGAACTGCAAAGTCTTTTCATCAGGAATTACGCTTATATTATTGAGTGACTCTATCATATTGTCAATATCAATAATTAAATCCTTCCAACCTTGATTTCCCATCATTTCAAATCTACTTTCGTAGTACTTTTGTAGTTCTGGACTCATGGCATGGCTGCTTTGATTTCATCTACTGTTGTTGCCGCATCAATAGCAGTCTGCATGGTGGCGTACTTCTCACGCACAACTTGCCTTGCCGCTTCTGCCGCTGTTGCTTCAGAGGGAATGGTTGCCTTGATGTCGAGTGGCGCAAACTCAGCAGATCGTGCTGTGCGTCTAGCATCATGGGCTATGTTCTTGGCTTTAGTAATGTTGATGGTAATCATGCTGTGTACCTTTCTCTGTAC